GGCGACGGCGCGGGCGGCTGGGTCGAGACCTGGGGAGCGCTGGGGACGTTGTGGGCCGAGGTCCTGCCCGGCCGGGGGCGCGAGGCCACCGGCGAGGCAGGGGCGCTGAGCCGGGTTCCCTGGCGGATCACGGTGCGGGCGGCGGTGCCGGGGTCGGTCGCGCGGCCCGTGGCGGGGCAGCGGTTCCGCGAGGGCGAACGGGTGTTCCGCATCCTTTCGGTCGCGGAGGCGGATACGGGCGGGCGGTATCTGGCCTGCGAGACGGACGAGGAGACGGGGGCATGAGCTATGCGGTGGCGGCGGCCTTGCAGGCGGCGGTCTTTGCCCGCGTGAGCGGGGATGCGGTCGTGGCCGGGCTGGTGGGTGACGCGGTCTATGACGCGGCGCCGCCGGGCGTGTTGCCGTCGCTCTATGTCTCGCTGGGGCCCGAGGTGGTGCGGGACCGGTCCGACAAGACGGGCGCGGGGGCGGAGCACGAGTTCACCGTATCCGTGCTGTCGGATGCGGCAGGGTTCGCGGCGGCCAAGGCGGTGGCGGGCGCGGTGTCGGATGCGCTGGTGGACGCGGAGATGACGCTCGCGCGCGGGCGGCTGGTGGGGCTGTGGTTCCTGCGGGCCAAGGCCGCGCGGGTGGGCAGCGGCGAACGGCGGCGGATCGACCTGACGTTCCGGGCGCGGGTCGAGGACGTCTGATTTCAACCTATCGAGGAGGGTGCTGCGATGGCGGCCCAGAACGGCAAGGATCTTCTCATCAAGATCGACATGAACGGCGAGGGCCAGTTCGAGACGGTCGCGGGCTTGCGCGCGACGCGGATCAGCCTGAATGCGGCCTCGGTCGAGGTCACGTCGCTGGACAGCGCGGGGGGCTGGCGCGAGTTGCTGGCGGGCGCGGGGGTGAAGACGGCGTCGATCTCGGGGTCGGGCATCTTCAAGGACCAGGCGACGGACGAACGGGCGCGGGCGATCTTCTTTGACGGGCTGATGCCCGCGTTCCAGATCATCGTGCCCGATTTCGGCACGCTGGAGGGGCCGTTCCAGATCACCTCGATCTCTTATGCGGGGACGCATGACGGGGAGGCGACCTTCGAGATGGCGCTGGCCTCGGCCGGGGCGATCACCTTCTCGGCGGTGGTGGTGCCGTGACGAACCCCTGGGCCGGAGAGGTGGAGGTCATGGTCGACGGCACGGCCCATGTGGCGCGGCTGACGCTGGGCGCGCTGGCCGAGCTGGAGGCGCGGCTGGGGACCGGGACCATCGTCGAACTGGTCGAGCGGTTCGAGCGGGCGGCGTTTTCCTCGGGGGACGTGCTGGCGGTCATCGTGGCAGGGCTCCGGGGCGGGGGACTGCGCGTGACGGCCGAGGACATGCTGTCGGCCGACATCTGCGGCGGGCCCGTGGGCGCGGCGAAGGCGGCGGCGGCACTTCTCACGCGCGCCTTTGCGCTGCCGGGATGAGCCGCAGGCTCGATTGGGCGGGGCTGATGCGGGCGGGGCTTGTGGGCCTGCGCCTCGAGCCCGGGGCGTTCTGGCGGCTGACGCCGGCGGAACTGATGCTGATGCTGGGCCTGACGGGCGGGCAGGCACCGATGGGGCGGGCGCGGTTCGAGGACCTGTTGCGCGCATTCCCGGACAGGACAGGAGAGGGTGATGGCTGAGATCGAGGGACTGGACGACCTGTCGGGCGGGGTCGAGGGGCTGGAGCGGTCCCTGACGGGTGCCACGGGGCAGGCGGCGGCCCTGTCGGAGGAATTGCGCGATGTCGGCGGCGGGATGGCCGAGGTGGTGCGCGATCTGGGGCGGCTGGAGGCTGGGTTTTCGGGCGGGCTGCGGCGCGCGATCGACGGGCTGGTGATCGGCGGGCAGAGCGCGTCGGAGGCGCTGACGGCGGCGGCGGAGTCGATGGTGAACACCGTCTATCGTCAGGCGATGGCGCCGGTGACGGATCAGCTGGGCGGGCTTCTGGCCGGGGGGCTGAACTCGGTCGTGTCGGGGATGATGCCCTTTGCCGATGGTGCGCCGTTTTCGCAGGGGCGCGTCATGCCCTTTGCGCAGGGTGGCGTGGTGAGCGGGCCGGTCACCTTTCCGATGCGCGGCGGGACGGGGCTGATGGGCGAGGCGGGGCCGGAGGCGATCATGCCGCTGGCGCGCGGCGCGGACGGGCGGCTGGGCGTGCAGGTGCAGGGCGGGGCCGCGCCGGTGAACGTGACCATGCATGTCACTACGCCCGATGTGCGGGGCTTTTCGCGCAGCCAGGGGCAGATCGCGGCCGAGCTGGGGCGTCTGGTCAATCGCGGGATGCGGAACAGGTAGGAGCGGGCAATGGCGTTTCACGAGATACGGTTTCCGGCGACGCTGTCCTTTGGCTCGCTCGGGGGGCCCGAGAGGCGGACGGAGATCGTGACGCTGGCCAACGGGTTCGAGGAGCGCAACGCGCCCTGGGCCCATGCGCGGCGGCGGTTCGACGCGGGGCTGGGGTTGCGCTCGCTCGACGATCTGGCGGAACTCCTCGATTTCTTCGAGGCGCGTCGCGGGCAGCTTTACGGGTTCCGCTGGAAGGACTGGAGCGACTTCAAGTCGTGCAGGCCGTCGCAGGAGGCGGGGCCGTTCGATCAGGTGATCGGGCGCGGCGATGACGAGACCACGGTTTTCGGACTGCGCAAGCGCTATGCCTCGGGCGAGGGGAGCTATCTGCGGCCTGTCGCGAAGCCTGTGGCCGGGACGGTCAGGGTCGCGGTGGGCGGTGTCGTGGTCAAGGAGGGGATCGACTGGACGCTGGACCCCGTGGCGGGCACGGTGGCCTTTGTCACGCGGCCCGAGCCGGGGGCCGAGATCACCGCCGGGTTCGAATTCGACGTGCCCGTGCGGTTCGACACCGACCGGATCGCGGTGTCGGTGGCGTCGTTCCGCGCGGGCGAGGTGCCGAGCGTGCCGGTCGTCGAGGTGCGACTGTGAGCGCGCTTCTGGATCATCTGGCGACGGGGCTGACCTCGGTCTGCCGCTGCTGGCGCGTGACCCGGCGGGATGGCGTCGTGCTGGGTTTCACCGATCACGATGGCGCGCTCGCCTTTGACGGCGTCATCTTTCGTCCCGAGGCCGGGATGGCGGCGGGTGCGCTGTTGCAGGGGACGGGGCTGGCCGTCGACAATGCCGAGGCGATGGGCGTGCTGTCATCCGAGGCGATCAGCGCGGCCGATCTCGAGGCCGGTCGGTTCGACGGGGCCGCGGTGACCGTGTGGGTGGTGAACTGGGCCGACGTCGCGGCGCGGCAGGTGCTTTTCGCCGGTCATCTGGGCGAGATCCGGCGGGGCGACGGCGCGTTTCATGCGGAGTTGCGGGGGCTGACCGAAGGGCTGAACCGCCCGGGGGGGCGGGCTTATGTCAGGCAATGCCCTGCCGTCCTGGGCGACGTTCGGTGCCGGTTCGATCTGGCCCAGCCGGGCTACCGGATCGAGGCTGAGGCGATCAGCGTCGAGCGGGGGCAGCGGTTCGTCTTTGCGCCGATGGAGGGCGTCCAGGCGCGCTGGTTCGAGCGTGGACGGCTTTTCGTGCGGGACGGCGCCGCCGCGGGACTGGAGGGCGTGGTCAAGCATGACCAGACCCGCGCGGACGGCACCCGCGTGATCGAGCTGTGGGAGCCGGTCCGGGCTCAGGTCGCGGCGGGCGATCTTGTCCGGCTGGAAGCGGGTTGTGACAAGCGGGTGGAGACCTGCAAGACGAAGTTCGCGAACCTGTCGAATTTCCGCGGCTTTCCCTTTGTTCCGGGCGAGGATTGGCTGGTCGCCATTCCGGCGACCCAGGCCGGGGTCGTGGCGGGATGAGCCGCAGCGCGATCATCGGGGCGGCGCGGGGATGGCTTGGCACCCCATACGTCCATCAGCAGGCGGTGCGGGGTGCGGGCTGCGACTGTCTGGGTTTGGTGCGGGGCGTCTGGCGTGACGTGATGGGCCCGGAACCCGAAGCGGTCCCGGCCTATACGGCGGACTGGTCGGAGGCGGCAGGCGAGGAGCGGCTCTGGCAGGCCGCCCGGAGGTGGCTGCGCGAGGTGCCCGCGCCGGCGCCCGGCGATGTCCTCCTGTTCCGCATGCGGGCGGGCGCGGTGGCCAAGCATCTGGGCATCATGAGCGGGCCGGACGCCTTTATCCACGCTTATTCCGGACATGGCGTCGTGGAGAGCAGGCTGACAGCTGCATGGCGGCGCCGGGTCGTCGCGGCATTCGCGTTTGGAGGGACGGACTGATGGCGACAATCGTGCTGGCGGCGGCGGGCATGGCGCTGGGGGGCAGTGTCGGTGGCTCTGTGCTGGGCCTGTCCGGGTCTGTCATTGGACGCGCCGCCGGGGCGGCGGTGGGGCGGGCGATCGATGCGCGCCTGCTGGGCGCGGGCAGCGATCCTGTTCCCACCGGTCGGGTTGACCGGTTCCGGCTGACCGGAGCGAGCGAGGGTGCCGGCGTTGCGCAGGTCCATGGGCGCATCCGCGTCGGCGGGCAGGTCATCTGGGCCGGACCCTTTGTCGAGCATGTGACGACCACGGGAAGCGGCAAGGGCACGACAGAGCCGGGTGTCGCCGGGTTCACCTACAGCGTCAGTCTGGCCATCGCGCTGTGCGAGGGTGAGATCACGCGGGTGGGGCGGGTCTGGGCCGATGGGGTCGAGGTCGCGCGGGATGACCTGAACCTGCGGGTCTATGCAGGGGACGAGGAGCAGCTTCCCGATCCGTGCATCGAGGCGGTCGAGGGAACGGGGAATGTGCCGTCCTTTCGCGGCATGGCCTATGTCGTGATGGAGGACCTGGCCCTTGGCCGGTGGGGCAACCGCGTCCCGCAGTTCAGTTTCGAGGTGTTC